CCAGGATGGCGCCTCAAACGCGGCGTGCTTGTCCTGGTAGTGATCGGCTAGCTCTTGGTCGGAGGAGAGCTTGGGGGGTCGCTTCATCGTCTCAGCGCAGATCGGACACGTCATCTTCTGCTCGAGCACGTTGTCCTTGCCGGGGATGAGGACGCCGTTGTCCACGTTCATTTGGACGAGAGGATCCGAGTCGTCGAGGGCGACGGTCGTGCCGGCGGGCTGGCCGTAGGCTGGGTGGGTCAGGGTGTACGTCTTCACAGGGCGACCTCGGTGGAGATGATTGTAACCGTCCATTCGGACAAAAGCAGGGACAATGTTTGGAACGTGTTAAGGCTGGGGCCGGTGGCTTCGCTGACCCAGATGTCGTCAGCGGCGCCGGCCAGGGTTCGGTCGGCCTCGAGGGCGTCCTTGATCGAGTAGGCGCCCGACCCGGCCATGAACTGGTCGAGGACTTCCTGGCCGCGTTGGGGGTCGGTGAAGTCGGCCATCGCCTGGATGGTGGCGGTGTACTCGTCGGTGTATTTGAAGCCGGCGAGCCTCGAGCCCATCGCCTTGTCGTATTCGATCTGGATGGTGGCGACCCAGATCGTTGGAGGCGTGGGGTTGATGATGTACGGCGAGACTTGTACCTCGGGGATGGTGCTGAGGTTCGCGGCGAGGCCCTGCCGGATAGCGGCGAGGCTCACTCGATCATCCCCGAGCGGGTGTACGGGCCGAGCAGCATCGCGACGTCTGGATCAGACCGGGTGAGGCGAGCGGCTTCGCCACCGTCGCCGAACGACAGGATCGCGAACGGCGCCGACCGAGCTCGCTGGAGCAGTTTGCTGCCGATGATCATGGTGGCCTCTTTGATCGGCTCTGGCACCGTGGGCCAACCGAACGTCCCCGTGACCGAGACTGGCCCCCACGACGTGCTCATCCCGAACGGCCCATAACCGGGCAGCGCCGTCCCCGGCATCGCCCTGAGAACGTCATAGGGTGGGCCTGTGAATGTGATGGCGACAGGATCGAGGTAGTAGTCGGTGTCCTGCACGAGCGTCTGCCCGTTGACGACTACGCTGGTCACGGTGGTGGCGTCGTCGATGCGGACGTAGTCGCTGGACACGGCCTTGTAGTACTTGCGGGTTTCGCTCGAGCCAAGGGTGAAGACTCTGCCGCATCGGTTGTTGATCGCCGTCTTGGCTGCTCCGAGCGCTAGCTTCAAGTCCTGGTCGGCGTAGGTAGTGCCGGTCAGGTTGAGGGTCTTGGAGAGCTCCTGCACGCTCGCGTACTCTTGTGCGGTGGTGGGAGCATCCGGGTTGATGGTGATGAGGTAGTAGCCGGCATTGGGGAAGGATTCGATGGCGCCGCCGCCGAAGGTGACGGTGAACGTGGCGAGGTAGTCGCCGGCTACTGCGGTCTGTCCAGCGGTGAAGGTGTACGAGACTTGGCCGGTGGGCGCATCGACGATCGTGGCGCTCGTGTCGACCGTTTTGGTGCCACCGTGAATCGGTGTGACGTCGATGTGGACAGACGCGCCTGTGATGTTGACGGCGTTGTTGTTCGCGTCTCTGAGGACGACGAGCATCGTCGAAGCGGTGTCTCCCTGCCCGATGTAGAAGTCGGCCATCTAGGTCTGCGTCCTTCCTGAGGATCCTGTGGCATGTGTGGCTCCGTCGTCTCCCATTATGCCTGTTTGTCCGGATGCCCCGGTGGCGTGCGTGGCGCTGTTCGCACCCGTCGCGTCTAGCTTGCCGCTCGAGCCGGTGGCGTGGGTGACGTTCGTGATCGGTGGTGTGGCGACGAACGTGGGGCCGAACGTCGCTCGAGGCCACACGCCGAGCAGGAGGCTGGTGTGTGTGTGGAGTCTGTGAGGCAGCGCCGGCGCACGGATGACGCTGACCGTCCGCGGCGGAGTCGTCACCAGCGGTGGAACGACGATGACGCGAGTGGTCGCTACCGACCCGTTCCGCTGCTGACGCGTCGACCTGGTGAGGGTCAGCGTGACTGTGCGCGGCGCTGTCGCGGGTTGGAGGCCCGACGGGCGTGGAGCTAGGACGTGGCCTAGACGGCGCGCTCGAGGCTGCTGAGCGGCCTCTACGATCCAGACAGTCCGTGATGGCGTGACCACAGCGCCGGCGGGGGTGAAGATCAGTCCGTATGGGCGCGGCTCGAGGATCTCTGAGCGGCGCGCCTGCCTTGGCGGATGCGCCTGAACGACCGTCGTGGTTCGTGGTGGTGTCGCCGGCCCAGCGGCAGGCGTGAAGATCAACCCATACGGGCGTGGGCTGACAACGAGGACGTCGCGTTGGCCACGCTTCGACCTGGCGGACGCCAAGATGGTGTGCTGCGTCTGTGGTGGCGTGACGAGCGCTTCGAGGGCTAGGCTGGCAGCGCCACGCTGCGACAGGTACGGCGTGTAGACGTGGGCATGGCGAGCCCTGTTCTGCTCGTGGCTCTGCGTCGTCGGCGCTTGTACGACATGGAGCGCGCCGGGGGTGACGACGGCTGCGGTGACGGTCGCGGCGAGAACTTGCCGCTGGCCGAGCTTCACTCCCCCTGGGAATCGGCGTTGCAGCCGAGCCATCTAGAACACCGAGGCCATTTTGACGGCCTGCCCGACGTTGGTGGCCGTCACGGGAGGAGTCACCGTCGAAGCGGCAGCCGACATCGCCAGCGTAGTCCCAACCCACAGCGCACTCGTCGCAGCCGTAGCCGCCAAGTGCGGCGCCGACGTCGCGGAGACGATGTTCTCCCACCCGTACATCGTGATCCCCTGCGTAGCGGTACCCGCAGGAGACTTGAGGGCGTTCACGACGGTCGACCACCCCGTCGGAACCTGCGTGCCGAACGCGCCCAGGTTCTCGCCGGCGCTGTTGTTCGACAGGCCGGCGACACCGAGCAGCACATCATTGGCATTGGTTGTGGTGGAGCTCGTCCCCGAGTCCCACGCCGTTCCAGCCGTGTTCGCGAAGTTACCTGGCCCCTGCTGGTCGACCGGGCTCGCGGCCTGTCCACTGTACTGCAAGGCCCATGTGATCGAGTCGCGAGTCACTGTGCCCAGCGTCCATGTGGAGACGTGCGCGGCGGAGAGGGCGGTGCCGGTTGACCACCATACGCCGATGGAGCAGGACTGGACGACGTTCGGAGCGGCGTTGATCGGTGTGAGCGTCGTCCAGGTGGCTTCTCCACCACCGCCGGCCGGTGCGGTGACGGTGGTGGAGCTAGCCGAGTGGTTGTGAAGGACGAACACGATCAGCATGTCACTGGCGCTGGTCGCGTTCGTCCATGTCACAGAAGGGTTGACGCCCGTCCCGAACGCTTGGTTGTACTGGTTCAAGCGGACGAGCGCCACGTGCTACTCATCCCATTCGATGTATCCCCGAACGTTGACCGCCGCCGGCGCGCTGACCCTGAGGGCCAGACCCTTCATGATCGTTGACGCTGTGCCGAGGAGCATCGGCTCGCGGCCTAGCGGGAACTGGATCGTGAACAGGCCCATGAACGCGGGGACGTACCACTGTTTCACCGCGTTGAGGGCGGTCGGTTCGGCGGTGTACTGGCCAGAGACGGTTGACCCAGCGGTGACGGCTGGGAAGCCGCGGATCTGGTTGATCGTGCCGACCGTGCCGGGCGTGCCGGCAGTGGCCTGCGTCGACGTGCAGAGTTCGACGAGGACGGGCACCGCCGAAGCGGTGACACCGTCAAACGAAACTCCGAACTCTACGAGCGTCGGCGGCGCGGCCGAGGCCGGCGCGATCAGGTTGATGAGCGTCTTCGCACCTGAAGTGACAGCGAAGGCCGCCCCAGTTGTGACTGCGTATCCTGCTGCCATCAGACTGCCTTTCTACTCGGTCGGTGGAGCGTCGACGATCGTGGACTTGTCGACCTTGTCCGCATACGCAGACGGGGCGACATACCCATCCGGACTCACGCCCGGCGGGGGCTCTACGTTGGTCGGGTTCTCGACGACGTCATCCGCCGCGTCGTAGACCGGCTCGTCGTCGACGACCTGCTTTGCCGGCTTCTTCTTCGGTGCGGACTCCTCCGGCTGGAAGTCCTTTTTCTCCATCGGACTCACGTCGCGGCGAAGGTGATGATCCGCAGGGCGTCGGCCAGCACAACCTTGCCGTCCAGGCGGAGGTATGCGCGGAAGCCGACCTGGCCGTTATCCGAGTGGAGCTCGTTCTGGCGCTGCATGTAGATGCCCTGCACGCGGCGGATCCAGTAGGCCCGCGAGAAGTCGCCGACGATGCCGGCCTTCGCGTTCGCGCCGACCGCGGCGAGGTTCGGGTGGGTGTAGATCGGGATCCCAGCGAACGTGTCCGGCGCCCCGGCCGCAACCGACGGGCTCCACAGGGGAGCGCCGGTCGAGTCCTGGGTACCGACGAGCTTGACCCAGAACGAGTCGCTGACGAGGATCGACATGTTGGCGCGGTACTGTGCCGGCACCGAGAAGACGGCGGCGGCGAGTCCAGCCCATGCGAGGGTGGTGACGTAACCAGCCGGCAACGTCGCGGCGCTGACTGCGCTCGAGGCGTCGGTGATGCCGGTCGGCTGGGTCGTACCCACACCGCTGATGAACGCGGCTTCGGCCAAGGCGCCGATCCGCTCACCGAACTCCTGGCCCAGGAACGCGGTCAGGTCGAACGCGGTGTCGGTGAGGAGCTCCTCAGAGACGATGATCTTCGTGCCGGCCTTGTACGCCGACAGGGTGCCGTTGGTGATCGTCTCATCCGACGGCGTGTAGGCGCCGGATTCTGCGATCCACGCGGCCGAGCCGTGCGTCAGGTCGAGGGGGATGTTGATCGTGTCGCCGGTGCTCGTTTCGAGGGTGCGGGCGAGGACGCCGACACCGCCGGGGAGGAACCGCATCGCACGGACGATCGAGTCGGCGAGATCCGTCGGAACGAAGAACCCACCACCAGACGCGGCCTTGGAGAGTACGCGGTACTCCTCCGAGTCCAGCGACTCCTTGCCTTCGACGATCCACTTGTAGATCGCCATGCGAACGTCGGGCATGTCGCGCTGATGCACGACGGCGTTCTGGTTGCGGTACTCGGCGAGCGTCTTCGGCGAACCCTCAGCCGAATAGGTGCCGACGGCGTCCTCGGGAGTCCACCTGGCGATCGTCTCGGTGCGGTGGTGCGCCTCGAGACTCTGGTTGATGCCGAGGATGTCCTTCTCGAGCTTCTCGAACTTCTCCTTGTCCTCCTGCCGCCACTCTGTTTCGTGGTTCTCCGCCTTGTAGGTGTCGGCGGCAGCGGCAGTCGTTCGCAGCTCCTGAACCAGCGTCATCCGCTGTTCCTTGAGCCGCTGCTCTTCGTCGCGGCGCATCGTTAGAACCTCCGTTCGAGTTCGTCTGCGTACGTCTCCCACCACGGTTTGGCGAGATCCGTCTTCGCGGCGTCTGCGGGCTTCTCAGCCCACCACGCCTCATCGTCCGGAGGAGGATCCACATCGCCGCTCACAGTGGGCTGCGTCTCCTCGCCCCCACTGGGTTCCTGCGATGGGATCGCGACGAAGCCTTGCGATCTGAGCTCTACTGTAGTCGCTGTATACGCTGGCTGCCATGTCAACGAGACGTCCAAGAGGCGGCGAGCGTTGGCGATTGTCCTGGTGGCTATGCCGTCCTGCTTGGAGTGGAGTACGTCGCTGCGGGGGTTGAGGGCGATGCCGTAGCTCATGCCCTGCATGTCGCCGGATTCGATCATCGTCCTGGCGTACTCTCCGAGATGGTTGTCGGGGAGCTTCGCCTCGGTGAGCAGGCCCTTGGGTTCCTCGGTGATGCGGACGTTGCCGCTCTTGGTGGTGCCGAGCATCATATTGCGCTCATGGCCCAAGAGGAATGGGACGTCGTCTTTGCGGGCGAGGGCTTTGCGGAATGCGCCGCGAGCGACCTTCTCGACGTAGCCCATGTCCTCGGTCAGCGTCTCGTTCCAGGGCGTGTCGAAGAC